TTTGCAACACCTACAGATGCAAGAAAAACAGTCGCAAAAGTCAAACGTATTAAAAAACCTTTTGCTAGAAAAATACAAATACTTACAGTCGGAGAACAAAGATCAAAAGTTATGGGTAAATCTGAGGTCTCTAATATATTTAAAAAGGGTAAAGACTCAATAAGAAAAACGCATGGCGATAGCAAAAAGTCAAAAAAGTCTTAAGGACTGGACTAAACAAAAGTGGCGTACTAAGTCAGGTAAGAAGTCGTCTGATACAGGAGAAAGATATCTTCCTGAAAAAGCTATCAAAGCTATGTCAAGTTCACAATATGCAGCTACTACTAAAAAGAAAAGAGCAGATACTAAGAAAGGTAAACAATTTTCTAAACAACCTAAGTCTGCTGCAAAGATATCAAAGAGGTATAGGTAATGTATGAATATTCTTGCGAAGTTAAAAGAGTCGTTGATGGTGATACTGTGGACGTTATTCTTAATCTTGGGTTTGATATTTTCTATAAGTCTCGTGTTCGTCTATATGGTATTGATACTCCCGAGTCACGTACTCGTAACAAAGATGAGAAGGCTAGAGGAAAAATGGCTGCGGCTTACTTAGAAGATGCTATTAACAATGGCAATACTGTTGTTATACAAACAAAACTAAAGGATTCTAGGGGTAAGTATGGAAGAGTATTAGGTAATGTATTGGTTGATGATGTAAACATTAATGAACAAATGGTTGACAAACATCTAGCAGTAAAATACTTTGGACAAAGTAAAGAAGATGTTGAAGAAGAGCATCTTAAGAATAGACAAATATTAATTGATAACGGAACATTTGAACCTTAAAATAAATCAACATGTTTAAACAACAGGAGAAAAAATATGCCAAATGTAGGTAAAAAGAAATTTGCTTATGATGATGCTGGAATGAAAGCAGCACGTGAGGAAATGAAAAAATCAGGTAAAGATATGGTAATTAACTTTGACGAGGGTGGAAAGGTAGATGACTACCAAGATAGCCTTGTTAAAAAATTTGGTGGCGGTATGCCTAAGTATGGTAAAGGTGGAATGCCTTACGGAAATACAAAAAAAGATTAATGATATATGGCAACAGCCACTACTAATAACTTTGACTTAGATATAGCAGAAGCAGCAGAAGAGGCTTTTGAACTAGCTGGTTTAGAAATGAGAACTGGCTACGACTTGCGTACAGCTAGACGTAGTATAAATCTTATGATGCTTGAATGGGCAAACAGAGGTTTAAATCTATGGCAAGTTGAATCAGGTAGTACAACATTAACTGCTGGAACAGCTACGTATAGTTTAGATGCTGACACTATTGATTTGTTAGAACATCATTTAAGAACGGATGATGGAGAAACAAGTGCGCAAAGTGATACATCTTTAACTAGAGTATCTTTTTCGCAGTATGCTGATATACCTAATAAATTAGATCAAGGTAGACCTAATGAAATATTAGTCAATAGAGATAGTGGCACTACATCTTTTACTCTTTATCCAGTTCCTGATAGTACAACTACTTACAAGGTAGTTTGGTACAGGCTTAGACAGATATATGATGCAGGAACACCAGCATCTAATACTTTAGATATACCTAAAGTATTCTTGCCATGTCTTGTATCAGGTCTTGCTTATTATTTAGCTATGAAAAATCCAGAAGCAGCACAAAGAATTCCATTCTTAAAGCAACAATATGAAGAACAATGGAAACTTGCATCTGAAGAAAACAGAGTTAAAGCAGCTGTAAGATTTGTACCGGGAGGTTATTAGTATGCCGTATGCTAAAGGTAAACATGCATATGGTATATGTGATAGAACTGGCTTTAGATATCCTTTAAAAGATTTAAGAAATCAAATAAAAGATAAAAAAAGAACAGGACTGTTAGTAGGTAAAGACGTATTAGATAAAGATCAACCACAACTACAACTAGGCAGATTAAGGTTAAATGATCCACAGGCTCTTAAGAATGCTAGACCACAAACAGACTTACAAGCTAGTAGAGGGTTATCTGGATTCAATCCTATAGGTGGATGGAATTCAGCATTTGGTGATTCTAGTCTTAGTAATATGGTGTTAAAAGGTCAACTAGGTAATTTAAAAATAACTACAAGCTAATGTCATTTACATTTACAACATTAAAAAACGCTATACAAGATTATACTGAAAATACAGAGACCACATTTGTAAATAATCTTTCTACTATAATAGTTCAAGCAGAAAATAGAATTAATGGCGCAGTAGAATTACCTAACTATAGAAAGAATCAAACAGCAACTGCTACTATAAACAATCAATATCTTGGAGTGCCTGACGATTTTTTGTATCCATATTCATTAGCGGTAGTAGATTCAGATGGTAACTATAATTTTTTAATAAACAAAGATGTTAACTTTATAAGAGAAGCATATCCAAAAGCTTCTGCTAATACTGGATTGCCAGAATACTATGCTCAGTTTGATGATGATTTTTATATATTAGGTCCAACACCTGATGCTAATTACACAGTAGAGTTACATTATTTTTATTTACCACAATCTATAACAGCCTCATCAGATGGAACAAGTTGGTTAGGAACAAATGCTCCTGATGTTTTATTATTTGGTTCTTTAGTAGAAGCATACATATTTATGAAAGGTGAGCCTGATATAGTGCAACTTTATGAAACTAGATTTAAAGATGCATTAGATAAATTAGTTATAGAAAATGATGGAAGAAATAGAAAAGATGCTTATAGAAGCGGACAAAGAAGATTAGTAGAACAATAATGTTAAAAGAAAGAATACTAGATTTAGAAGGCAAACATGTAGCTATTGTGGCTATGGGTATGAGTCAAATAGATTTTCATCTATCACAGTTACATAGTAAGAAGTTTGACGAAGTTTGGGTAATTAATGCGATGATAGGAGTAGTTAAGAAAGCAGATAGAGCATTTATACTTGATCCTATGTCACGTTTCTTTGATACAGACGAAGCAGCATCTATGACTCAAATGATGAGAGAAGAGTTACCTAAAATAGATTATCCAATATATTCTTGTGAACTAGATGCAAGAGTGCCAGCAGTAGAAGAGTATCCTATTAAAAGTGTAATAGAAGATACATCATGTGCTTATCTTAACAATACAGTAGCTTATGCTATAGCTTTTGCTTACTGGAATAATGTTGGTTCTATTAGTATGTTTGGAACAGATTTTACTTATAATAATAACGCACACTTTGCAGAAATGGGTAGAGCATGTTGTGAATATTGGCTAGGCAAATGCATGGAAAATAATGTTGATGTATCTGTAGCTGTTAGATCAAATCTATTAGATGCTAATGTAGATATGAAAGATAAACTATATGGGTATCATCGTTTAAACGATCCAATAGTATCTTATTTAAAAGATGGTGAACTATCAGTATGTAATTATTCAGAGATCATACAAGAAAAAATGATACCACATGGAATCATAGGAAGAGAAAATCCTAAAGAGTGGGTTATAGATGAAAGATCAAACGGAAGTACGCCACCAGAACCTTTAGTACCATAATGCAAACAGATAAATTTGAAATATCAATAGGTAATCTTGGTGTAAAAACTACAGATTATAGAGGACACACAGTAGAAGAAGTTGCTGATATGGCAACTGATAGATTAGTTTCGATAAGTGATACAGCACCTGACACTATAAAAGCGCAAGCCCATATATTTAAAGATGCTGCACGACAGGTAATTACACACTATATGCATGAGGCAATAAAAAACCACATATGTACAGTATGTAATCAATTAGAACAGCAAGGACATAAAGACCTTGCCAATATAATAAGGAGGCTGTAATGGCTATAACACAAGCAATGTGTACTTCTTTTAAGAAAGAACTTTTAGAAGGCGTACATAATTTTAAAAATTCAGGTGGTAGTACATTCAGGTTAGCACTCTATACGAGTTCAGCTACTATGAGTGCAGCAACTACTGCATATACAACATCACAAGAAGCTAGTGGTACTAACTATACCGCTAAAGGTAATACACTTACACGTGTAGACCCTTCTACTTCAGGCACAACAGCATTTACAGACTTTGCTGATTTAACATTTGGCACAGCAACTGTTACTGCTAGAGGTTGTATGATTTATAACGACTCTGCTTCAGGTGATCCGGCAGTTGCAGTATTTGATTTTGGTGCTGATAAAACATCAACAGCAGGTTCATTTACTATAACTTTTCCAACAGCTGATGCAAGTAATGCGATTATAAGAATAGCTTAATACATGTCTGTCGGTTGGGGTCGGTCCACTTGGGGAACAGGTCCTTGGGGCGAACCTGCCGTAGTCAATGTTTCTGTAGATATTACAGGTGTTGCTGGTACATCAGCACTTGGAACAGAAACAATAACATGTGATGCTAATGTACCAGAAATAGGAATAGCAGCTACAGGAGCAGTAGGTTCAGTAGTTGTTAGTGGTGCAGCTAATGTTGCAGAAACAGGATTAGCAGCTACAACTGCTTTAGGAACAGAGTCTGTTACAGCTGATGCTAATGTATCTGAAACAGGCGTTGCAGCTACAGGTGCGGTTGGTAGCGAAACTGTAACAGGTGATGCTAACTTAACAGAAACAGGTGTATCAGCAACTACTGCATTAGGTACAGAATCTGTAAGTGGTGATGCTAATGTAGCTGAAACAGGTATAGCAGGTACGTCTGCTATAGGTAATGTTACTGCTTCAGGTATTGCTATTACTGGTGTTTCAGGTACTGCATCTACTATAGCAGTAGGTGATGAAACAGTAACATGTGATGCAAATGTAGCTTGTACTGGTTTATCTGCAACTACTGGACTAGGTGCATTAAGCTTAGTCACAGTAAATATATTATCTATAACAGGTGTAGAAGGCACTACTACAGCAGGTAATCTTAGTGTTTCAGGTGTAGCAAATGTATCTGTAACAGGTTTAAACGCTACAGGAGAGTTAGGATTTGTAAGTGTATGGGGAGAAATAATACCCGGAGTTACAACATCATGGTCTGATGTAGATGAATCTGTAACTACAACTTGGTCTGATATAGATGAATCTGTAACTACTACATGGAGTGACGTAGCATAATAAATAGTTTAATATTAGTTTAGAGGGAAAAAAATGGCAACTTATGTAAATGATTTAAGATTAAAAGAGATAGCAACTGGTGATGAGTCCGGAACATGGGGCGCATCAACAAATACAAATCTTGAGTTGATAGCAGAAGCATTTAGTTATGGCACTGAAGCTATTACTACTAATGCAGACACACATACAACAACTATAGCAGATGGTTCTACTGACCCCGGTAGATCAATGTTTCTTAAATATACAGGTGCATTAGACTCTGCTTGTACTGTAACTATTGGACCAAACACAGTATCTAAATTATGGTTTGTAGAGAATGCTACAACTGGCTCACAAAATTTAGTTATAAGCCAAGGCACAGGTTCTAACGTAACTATACCAGCTGGTAAAACTAAAATTATATATTCAGATGGTGCTGGCTCTGGTGGTGCAATGGTAGATGCATTAGCATCTATTAATATAGAAACAAGTGGTATCTTAGAAACATCAGCATCTATACAAACACCATTAATAGAATTTACAGATGGTGACGATGCAATAACTATAGCAGATGGTGGACATGTAACTTTTGCTGGAAATATAGATGCTTCTAGCGGAACAATTAAATTAGATGGAAACTATCCTACTGGCACAGGCAACGTAGCTTTGGGAGACACAGCATTAGACTCACTTACGACAGGTAACTATAATACTGGTATAGGAGAAAATTCTTTAACAGCTAATACAACAGGCGGAACAAATACTGCGGTAGGTTCACGCACCTTAGATGAAAACACTACTGGAAGTTCTAACACAGCAGTAGGACAAGGTGCATTAAA